TCTAACACCCATGCCTGTATAACCACCGCCTTCAGCATCAAAAAGTGTGTCACCATCCGTTAATCTATTGTATTCCATAAGATCAGCTAACTTTCCACCTGAAAGCATTTTTCTAAATGGATCAATTAATCTAGCAACTATCAATTGTTGGATTGCAACTCTAATAAGCTGATCAACAACAAAATCTGCAAAACTTTTAAATGATAATTTACCAGTTCTTAGTCCTTCAACAATACTATCTTCAAATTTTTTCATTGAATTTACTGCAATAGTATCAAGTGTTTTTGAAACGTCTGCTAAAGAATCTTTAAATGCATTGATTGGATTAACCCTGTCAAGCTCATTGTTAGACTGAACCAAGACTTGATTAAATTGATCTTGACTATCTCGTAAATCGTCAAGATTTATTTTATAACCTTCTACAGTCTTTGCTGCATTTTCTGCTTTAACACCATATTCAAATGTTGTTTCATTTAGTTTTTCTTGTTCTTTTTCTAACGGGAATATGGCTCTATTTAGTGCTTGTACCTCTGGCGTTATTCTACCAAAAGGCGATATTATAATCTTTTGAAATTCAAGAAGAGCAATCCTTGCTCCTAATATACCAAGCTTTACTTGATTAAATAGTTTTGCTGTTTCATCTCCAAAAATCCCAAAAGCTCTAATTGTTTTAGCAACAAAATCAATAATTGAATTTTGCACAAACACAGCAACGCCATCTATACCCCCAAACTTTTCAATAATGGCTTCTATTTTATTTGCAATTGTTTCTCTTAATTCTTCAAAAACAGGCAAAAAACTTGCAGAAACATTATTAACAAAAGAGCTAATTTGCATTTTTATAACACCAACAGCATCATTAAAAGCTTCAACCCTTCTAATAGTTTTAGAAGATAAAACTAAACCTAACCTTTCTGCTCTATCAATAAAACCATCCATACCTCTATCTGCTAAATCTTCAAGAGCATTAGTAAGTAAAATACCTTGTCGACCAAATAGATTAGCTAGTGCTGTTGCTTTTTGTGTTTGACTACCAAGATTGCTAATTCCAATTGCTACTTCTTCTAACAAAGTATCTGTAGATTTAAAATGTCCATCATTAGTTTCAAGCTCTACGCCAAGAGCTTTAAAAATATCAGTCATTGTTTTTAGACCTCTTTGAGAATCACCAACCGATCTAGCAAATTTTTCTAGTGCTTTATTAGCACCTTCAATATTTGTTCCTGATTCTCTAGCTGCTAAATGAAAAGCTTGAATTGCAGAAGTAGTAATACCTGTTCTAGTTGCGGTTTTACCAATAGCATCAATAAATTCAAAAGACTTATTTACAACTAAAGCCAAAGCTCCTGCTGTCGCTGTTGCAGCTAAACCAACACCTGCTACGCCTTTTGCAGCACTAGCTGAAGCAGAACCAACACCTTTCAATCCTTTAGTTACAGAATTAAAAGCAGCTTTAGTTCTATCTACTGCTGAAAGTTCAAATTTTACTTGTCTCTTTGCCATTACTTCTTGCTCTCTTCTTCTTTTAATTCAAAGTATGCAATCCAACCTTGATACTCTTCGATACTAATACTTTGCAATTCTTGTAATGTCTTGCCTAGTTTTTCTGCTAGTGCATATTGGAAAAACAAATTAGTATCTTTTTTTACTTTTTTTTGACATCCTCAATAGGCTCTTGTCCCATTATTTGTTGTGCCACACGCATTAATACTTCTCTATCTACATTGTTAAGCAGATCATTCTTATTACCAATGTCAAAAAGTTTATTGCCATCGGCATCAAGAGCTTTATAAATTAGCACATAAGCCATCATCGTAAGATCATCCTCTTTACTAAGTCTATACAACTTAGAAGTTTCGCCTAGTGATAATGGCTTACTGTAAATGTATAAAGGCTCATTTTCATCTCCCCATTCAGGAACTTCAATCTTAGTAATCTCTTGACCGCTAAAATGTTGTTTGGCTTTATCTATAACTGACATTAATAAGTGCCTGTTGATAAGCCACCTGTTCCTTGAACAGTAATAGTAGATTCTACTAAACCATCAAAAGAAGATGATACAGATTTACCTGTAACAATTGCTGTGCCTGTAAGCTTTACATCGCCACTTGATGTTCCTTCTGGAGCAAAATTAAGTGTTACGGATGAACCTACAGATAAAGCTGTTTGTCCGTTAGTATCAGTCTCATCATATAAAACATCAACTGATCCACTAAAGTCTTTAATAGAAGCTAAATAAGTCTTTGATGAATCACCCATTGATGTATCTTCAACCACATCAATAGATTCATCAATACTAAAACTTCTGATTTCAGCAATAGCGTTAGAACCAACTTGTACAGTACCTTCTTTACCTAAGTGAGTTGCCATAGTTATTCCTCGTTTTTAGTTTTAGAAGAAGATTTAACTTTATCTTTCGATGGGATTGCTTCTTCTTTCCAACCCTTACTCAACAAATACTCAACACTATCAGGGTGAGCATCTATAGAACTTTTACCATTTGGACTAATTAATTTCATAATTTTCCCTCTTTAAACTGCTACATCAGGATTGGTTTCCTGAACATAGTATTTAGTTAAAAATGTAAGCGAAACAAAACCCATTGGTTGTTCGCCTTCCGCATTGAACTCTATTTCTGTTGATTCTAAAAAAGTGTCTTTAGCAAGTCCACCTAATGTCGTATCAGCAGCAATAGCTTCTTCAACTTCTTTGCATATTGTATCAATAGTATCATCAAAATTAGAAGTTCCCTTTGCATAGCCTTCAACTACTACGCTTAAATCTCTTTGCATTACTCTATCAGTATGCATAACTAATGGTTCAGATGTTTCTGATTTTGTGTAAATTACTAATGCAGGCAAAGTATCTAAAGGATATACCCTTGATTCGTGCACTCTTGTTCCTGTTGTGGTTAAATTATTTAGATTAGTTCCAAAGTATTCTCTAATCTGTTGTCTTACATGATTAGCCATTACACTTCCTCAAGCATTAAAGATGAAAAACCTGTTCTATCTTTTTGCACATTGACAATAGTGTAGTTTTGAGCAGCTTTAAGAGTATTGCCATCAACATCTTTTATGGCATCTACATTAAGAGTATCGCCAAAAGAAGCATTTGGAACATCTACACTTCTTGCATGAGCAACAGGTTTTAAAGCTTCTAAGCCTATACCTTCGTCTTGCAAAATAAATTCATTGTTCAAAATTATACTTATTGCTGTTGCAGTACCGCTTCTGGTATAAGTTGCACCTACACCATGTCCAAAATCTTTATCTAAATAATTAAGCATATCTGCTTCTGTTTCTAATCTAAATTGGCTCATTGTTTCTGTAACACCAATGAAACCAAGCCTGTATTATCAGGCTCAACTGTTTTTACTAAAAATGTAGTTGCTGCAACAAGTGTATTACCCTGATCTGTTGTTATAGCATCTACTCTTAATTCATCGTCTTGAGATATAAATGGAACGTCTGTAGCTTTGACTACTGCTCTTGGTTCAAAACCATCTACATCAACTGTACCACCACCGATACCAAAATATTCTTGATCAATAATTAAATTTATTATTTTAGAAGCACCATCATCAATAAGACCTAAAGTGTCTATTAACGGAAAATCATCAAAAAAATTATTTTGTTTTTCAAGAAAAGTAGCAGTAACACCATGTCCTGTTGTACTTTCTACATAGCTTGAAAAATCAGCAGCACTTTCTAATGGCATTATTTTTTACTTCTTTTTTTAGGTTTAGGAGATTCAGATTTTTCTAATCCTACACTTCTATTAGTTTCTTTTTTTGGCTTGCCTTTGTATTCTTCAGCTTTGCCATAGCCAATCAAAGCTCTACCCTCGTCAACATGTAGCTCAACTACATCACCTGCTTTGACTTTTTCTTTGTTAGCAACTGTGTCGCTTAATATTAAATATTTCATATACCCACCTTTTCTAAGTTGGGTGGCAATTAAGCCACCCATTTTGTTAGTTGATAAAACCACTCAATTATGAAGCAGCACAGAAAGACACAGCGTGTCTTACAGCTACATCAACTGATTGTAAAGCAACTATTCTTACATTACCTGCACTTGAGCCTGTAAACGGATCGACAACTATATCGAGACCGCCAAACATTCCTACAAGTAAATCATTAAAGTTACCAAACACATAATTGTTTGCAGTCAACTGAGGAGATACAACAGCTTTATAACCATTAATCTCGTCATTTGCAGCAACAAATTGTGCTGTACCAGATGCTTTTTCAGTAGTTTTCAATGTTCCATAGTTAGATGGATGCACTATATAGCATAAGTCGCCCAGTAATGCGTTATCCACTCTGACTGCTGTTTCCATAGAAACCATCTCAGCAAAAGTAGGAGCAGCAGCACTTGAAAGTGATACTGTGTTGATTCCTGA